GATGAAGGTACTAATGTTCCTAGTGAAATTGGTGGTATTAAATCTGTAACTCACGATATGCTAGAAAATCGTTATGAACAATATCACTATCAAATTATTCATTCTGTACCAGATGTACGTGATAGATTTAAATATAGTGAATATAGAATTACTGATAATTTAGATAATATTTTGAACATTGATACTGGTTCAATCCGTGTTTATAATCGTGAAAATCAAGATGTTACCTACATGTTCACTGTAACTCTATCCAGTGGCAATAATCTATCAGTAATTGCTAAGAGTGATACATTGGCTCTTGATGATTTCTACCGTGAAACTTATAAGATCAGCTTTGATGCTACAGTTAAACCGGGTAAGAGCTTAAAGGATCATGCAGATCCTAAACATAAGGATCAAGCTGTGATTGATAATCAATCAAAGGTAGTTACTGATAATGGTTCAGCTGATTCAAATATTGTTACCACGAATATCCCGTTCACTAATGAAAAAGACGAAAAGTTTGTCTCATATGATGGCTTAGGCGACACCAAGTCTCTTAAGGATGTAGATTTTGGTAAGAAGTATACTTATCGTGTTGAAGCTACAGTTCCAGATAATGTAGATATCGATTACTTAGCTCTTAAAGATACTATTGAACCAGAAGTTCAAAATATCAAGGGCGTTAAGGTTTACGACTACGATGACAAGAATGCTGCAGGAAATCCAAAAGAAATTACTGATCAAGGTAAGCTTGAAGTCGATAATAAGACAGGAAAAGTATCATGGACAGCTAATGATCCATCAATTTGGCATGGTAAGCATTTAAAGATGTTTATTGATACCACTTTGATTAATACTCCAAAGCTTTTGGATTACTTGAATAAGGATAATAATATGATTGAAATTCCAAATGAATCACATTTCTTGTTCAATAAAGAGGATATTCCAAGTAATATTACTCATGTAACACCAAATACTCCAAAGGCTTCTGCAGATAAGAAGATCGAAGTTTCAGGTGATCAAACCAGTGAAGATGTCGACCCAACAGGAGATGGGAACAAGAATAAAAACACTGATAAAGATAATAAACGTGAAACTGAAACCTTACCAGGTAATAAGGATGAATAGTATATAAAGGATTAGATGCATGGCGTGAAAGTCTAACCCTTCTGTTTCTTTCGGGTGAGATGGTGGGTAATAGTAAGGAGAAAAAATGGCTCTTAGTAAACAAGACAAGTCCATTTTGCGCAAGCTACATAATTCCCAAGGCTTAACACAAAAGGCTTGGGAAGAAAAAGTTATGATTGAGTTTGTAAAAGATTTGATTTCAGGTAATAAAAGTGAATATAAAGATGCAGTTTTAGAAGTTGCAGGTAAAAAAGAATTATCTGAGCAGCTGGAGAAACTACAGATTGCTGAACCTGATAAGACTTTAAATGATAAGGTTACGTCATCAAAAGATGATAATAAGCCTACAAGTGATTTTAATGGGACAAGTAAAAGTATTTAGTTTAGCTAACTAAATGCTTTTTTTATACAAGGAGGATTAACAATGTTTTTAGCTGTTTATACCAAATTGACCTACTTATTTTGGAGCGGCTTAATCGGTACTCAGGCTTTTTTAAACGAACATCCAGTTTTACTTAGTGTTTGGAGCAATATTAATAAGGCTACTGGTAGTACCGAAAAGAACCTGAAGAGTATCGCCAAAGGTCTGTTCATTGTTGTTATTATCTTGGCTGGTATTCTTTTCGCTTTTGGTAACAGAATGTCGCAAAATGCAAAGCAATTATTGATGTATGCACTGGTAGGTGTTGCCATTGTTGCTTTAGCTGCAAGTTTAGTACCATCATTCGCAAATATGTTTGGTTGGAATGCTAGATAGTTAGTTTTGTAAGTAAGGTGAAGTAAGTTTAACTTACTGGGTTGATGGTGGGCGTTAAAGAAGGAGAGAAGATTATGCTATTAGTTACCTTTGATAAGGTACCAAAAGGGGCGAAAAAATATTTTCAATTTAAGCATAAATTAAGTAGAAAATCGCCTGAATTAGACATTAAAACTGCAGATGATGCAGTTAAGGACTATGCAAAGAGCTTAGAAGAAGCTGATTCTAATGTTACATTTACTATCTTTGATGATGAAGATGAGGATCGTGAAGAGAGCAGCTTTGAAGCACAAATTTTACCTGAGGATCAAGACGGGGGTATTTTAAACTTGATTGATCGTGATTTAGAGAATGAAAATTTAACTCGTGATCAAGAAGAAACAGTAACAACACTAAAGGATCAAATCTTTAATGAACTTGAACCTAGTTTGAGTGATGATGAAGAGGACTTAAATAAAGACAATGGGTTCATGTTTAATAATAATCAAATTCTAGATTCAGATGATGAAGTGCGTGATGAAATACCTCCTGAAAATGATGTAAATGATGAGACTGAGGATAACAGTCCAACAGAAGAATCAAATAGTAATGCCGCAACCAATCCTAGTTTGAATAATGTTCCTACACAATTACCTGAAGAGGTTGATGCTTTACCAATTCAAGCAGGTCAAACAACTGAAACAGAAACTAGTCGCAGTGAAGTAATTAGCTATGGCAAATATACCGATGCCAATGATATTCTTGACCGTTTGCCAAGAGGATATGATAAAAATCAATTTGCTCTAAATAATATTCGTCATGATTTAGGCTATTTAGATAATCCTAAAGATCAATATGATCAAGCGTTGAATGATAAAATTGATCAGGCGTTAAGAGATTATTCAATGCAAGATATTCAACGTGTATATGATGAAGGTTTAGCGAAATCAAAGGCTGCAATTGTAGATAGATTAAAGGAAGCATATAACAGAGTTACTAAAGAGTCACTAGATAAAATTGTTGAAGACAGAACAGCGGCACAGATTCAACAACTGGTAGTTAAAGCAACTCATCAAAAGCAAAATAATCAATCTGACTTGAGTAAATTAAAAGAAAACAAGGCACTAGAACTAAAGACTAATGATGAAGCCGCATTAGCTGAGTATAAGAAGCAATTAGAAGAAAAACGCAATATAGCTTTGAAAAATTTTAATGATCAAGAAGAGCTTAAAACTCGTAATGCTAATGAACAAATTGATGAGCAATTAAAGGCTGATAAAGCTAAAGTAGAACGTGTTGCGCGTGATGAAGAAGTACAAAAACGAAATTCTGAGTTAGATGATAGTAGAACAACCATTAGTAATGATTTTGATCATGCAGTTAGAAATAACTATGACAAGAATAATGATTTATTTGAAGACAATTTAAAGAAGGTTCAAGAAAAAGTTCGATTAGCTAAAGAACAAATAAATCAACAAAAGCTACTTGATCAAGAAAAGGCTGAAGAAAAGCGTCAGCGAGAAGCAGAAGCTGCTCGCAAAGAACGTGAACTTGATTTAAAGCAAAAAGCAATTGAGCAGAATGAGTCTTTGGCAAAATTGCAACAAGAAAATATGGCAAAGTTGCCTGAGGAATTTGCGAAAGCAATTGCTGCAGCAATTACTCAAAATAATTTAGAAAATCCTAACGTAAAAATTACTTTAAATAATGATGGAAAGAATGCTTTAGTGCCTGTGCCACATGTTGATGGTGAAATAGTAGACTTAGATGATACTAAGAAAAATGATGCACCAATTGATTCTGAATCAAATGAAGAAGATTCAGAGTTAAAGCCAGAAACCGAGGATAACAGTCCTAAGAAACATCACTATAAATCTGAAATTATCTCATTAGTTTGCCTTGCAGCTGCGGCTTTGGGTGGTACATGGGCTTATACTAATAACCATTCTAATAATGAACAAAAAGCTTCAATTGAACGATCAAGTTCAAACTCGCATGTCAAGAAAAACAAGCAATCAAGTAGTAAGCAATCTGCTAAAAAAGATATTGCTAAAAATCAAAAAACTAATGCTAAATCAAAGACTAAATCTACTCCAACTTATTTAACTAGGTCACAAGCTATTTTAAAACAATATCGTGAAACTAAGACTTGGGCACAAAAGAGAGATATGCTAGATGGTTTATTAGGGCAAGGTGACGCAAGAAATTTAAAGAAGATTGCTACAATATATTCAAATCCAATTGTTAGTTTGTACAGTGCCATTGCTAATGAAGACAAAGCTCAGACAAGGGATATTTGGCTAAGTTTAACTGATGATCAGCGAACAGAAATTTCCAACTCAGCTAAAAAAGCTGTCGCATTGGCTTTCTATGATATTGCTGATTGGCAAGATGGGTGGTTAGCTAGATATGCGTACTAAAAAAAGAAGATCACGAATAAATCTAAAAAATGCTAGAAACAAGGAAAAGAATCTTGTAAAAAAGGGCTTGTATCAAGTTGAAAGACAATTACATCGTCCCAAAAATGAAAACAAGCAGTCTAGCAATATTAATTTTAATTATACGAAGCTGATAACAACGTTGGTTATAGGAATTTTTATCTTTCTAGTAATAATGTGGTTATTAGGAGCATTCCATAATGTCATGTTACAAACTAAAAGTAAAAACTATAACTTATTCACGAATGGTCTCGATTTAGATAAAGTGGGATTAGCTGGCTTGAATTTCTTTAAGACACAGTTGAAGCCCATGGAAATTTTAGAGGTATTTGCTGCTAGCGTAATTATTGGTGGATTGTTAAGTCAAAAATTTCACTTTGAAAGTCAAAAAGTCGCTCATGGGCAAAAGGGAAATGCCCGTTTTACTACGGTTAAGGAATTAGAAGACACCTATGTAAAAGTGCCTGATCATAGTCAACCAGGGTTAGATCCTAAAAAGCCTAGCTTTAAAGGTTTTGGTGGGTTTCCCATTGCTCACATTAATAGATTAGGATTAACCCAAAAATTTCCATTTATTACTAAACATGGCTATTATTTCATTGATACAAGTACAGTTCATAATTTGATTGTTGGTACTTCACGGTCTGGTAAAGGTGAAACTACTATATTAGAACAAATCGACCTAGTAAGTAGGGCTGAAAAACAATCGTCACTAGTCGTGAATGATCCTAAAGGAGAACTGTATGTTGCTTCTGTAAATACGTTGAGGAAGCGTGGCTATGATGTTTATGAATTAAATTTAGATGACCCAAACAAAGGAATCGCATTTAATCCGCTACAGTTAATCATTAGAAGCTGGGAGCAGGGTGATGTTGAAGGAGCAATGCAATTAGTTAACTCAATTACCTACTCGCTTTATTTTGATAAACAAGCAGGTCAAAACAAGTGGGTTAATGACGACGCACAATCAGCTGTTAATGGTATGATTATTGATATTAAGCAAAACAAAATTTAATAAATGTCGATATATCAATGCTTAACAGCAATAAATCGGCAGTAATAACTATAGTGAAGAGACTTTTTACGGAAAAATTACGTAAAAAGCTCTTTTTATATATCCAATTTGTTGATCGATTCCGCAACATGCTCTTCATTTTCCTTTGTAAAGTGAGAGTAAGTATCCATGGTTGTTGAAGCTTTTTTATGACCGAGCAAGTATTGTATATCTTTAATGTTTGCATTATTTTTTCTATTATTTAGTAAAGTAGCCAGTGTGTGTCTAAAGCCATGAGGAGTGATTCTTCGTAGCGGATAGTTGTTATAGAGCGTCGTAATCCAATGATCTGGTGCGCTACGCTCATAAAAATCGCCATTATCTTTGTGGAAGATAAAATCATTGCCTTTTTTATAGATTGTTTCTTCTTTATACTCCTTTAGTACTATAGCCAACTGATCTGATAAGGGGACTTTGCGAACGGACGCAGGTGTTTTGGTAGGACCATAGATTTTGTTGCCATTTTCATCTGTACTGATAGAATGCTGAATAAAAATTTCCTTGTTTTTGAAGTCGATATTTTTCCACTTTAAAGCCAGTGCCTCACCTGGGCGACAGCCTAAATTACCCACTGTCATAAAGTAAACGTAATATTTCTCTTTATACTTTTTGGCACATTCAAGAAATGTTTTCAATTCGCTTAAACTATAGAAGTTATTAGCAGGGTGCTTACTTTTTGCCTTCGTTTTTTTAGGCATCACAATTTTATCAAAAGGGTCTCTGTCGCACCAATCACGTAGAATAGCATACTTAATTACTCTGTGTAATAAGTTTAAAATAGAACGGTAATTAATATGAGTTTCCGCCAATTTAGTAGCAAAGCTTTGTAAGTGGTTAATATCGATACCGTCGATATATACGCCTCCAAATTCTTTCTCTATGTTGTTCTTCCAATTAGATTTCCGAGTTCTTAGCGTAGACCCACGTACATCGGCTCTATAAACTTCTAGCCAAATCTCATATACTTCTTGAACCGTTTTTCGGTTTTCTTTCTGTTCTTTCTTATGAGTAAACTTACTAGGACCCTCTTCTTTTAGTTTGGTCTTAGCTGCTTCCGCTTCTTTGTAGCTGTCAAAGCCCTGGCGAGATGGCTTAACTGCCTTACCGGTTTCTGGATCAGTTCCAATATACGTTTTAAATCCGTACTTGACCTTGCCCGACTTCAATTTGTACTTGTAGATCTCATTGTCTTTTCTACGAGGCATATATCATCATCCTTTCAAACTAACGTTCTAACCAACTGTGTAATAAATCCTGCTTACCTGAATAGGGTAGGCAGGATTTTTGTTTTCTATTCGTTTTTGAACCAGTTCGCTGATTGTCTTAAAGCAACCCAGTGACCACGCCAGCCACCGTATACACGCCATGGGTAGTCATGACCGGAATACATAACCTTCAAGTCTGATCCTTTCTCAATGTAAGTCTTGTGTGTGAGCTTGCTTTGATACATGTAGCGACCAACCTTGACCTTATATATTGGTGTTTCCTTGGTTACCTTTACCCAGTGCCAGTGGTGTGAGTACTTGCTAATGGCTTGCACGGTTTGAGTAGGTGCCGTAGCTGTAGAAATAGCACCAACGCCACCAGCTAACATGATTGAAGCCATTGCAGCAGTTAAAAATCTATGTTTCATAATTCTTTACCTCCAAAATATTTGAATAAAAAAAGAGGCATACAAGATAACTTGTATGCCTCGCTCAACATTCTGAGCAATACTTATAAATAAGACCATAGCATAATGCATATGGTCGGCACCATTCTGCCGATAAACTAATTATAGCATACAAATGATTATTATTCGATTCTTCTAATTAATTGCGTCTTTATCGTTTCTAAAGCCGAATCAGATATTTTTGTGTTACCAGAAATTGTATAGTGACTTAATTTAGTTATTCTTGATTTACTTACTGATCTAATATCTGTGATTACTGCATAAGATTGCTTGTTATAGCGACTTAATTTTTTAGTTAAGCCAACAATTTCATGAACATTTTTTTGTTCATTCAATATGTCTTTTAAAATTCCTGATATAAAATCCTTTATTTTGTTGGTGTGCGAAATCAATTCAAAGATATTTGGATAATTTTCTTTTATATCAATATTTTTAACTGCCTCAATCAGTTTTTTGTAATTTTCATCTTTGAACTCAAACCAAAATACAGTATGGTTATCCAATATATTAGAAACATTTATATTATTTTTTTGAAAGAAATTCACTTCTTCGTCCGTAAAATTAAAAGTTTTATTTCCGTTAACTGCAATAAAGTCTTTGATTTCTTTACCGTGATTGTCTATTTGCGTTTTTAATTCGTTAATTCGATCATTTAATAATTTTAATATGCCATCCATAAGTTCATAACCTAAGTTAGCATAGTCTCTGTGATAATGCGATGATAAGGGAACAACCAGTATTTTCTTTTTATGCTTATTATCATCATTAGAAAGCACCACGCCAAAATGTTTGCCACCTAATTCATCTCCAATTGGCACACCATAATTAACCATTACGATTGTCCCTTGCTTAAACCTTTTGTGGTACCTTGGCGCTTTCCTTGATAATTCCTTTGATAATTGAACCCCATAGAAATGCATCCAATCTGGTAAACGTGAAATTTTCCAATTTTGTGGATCACCTTCAAAGTAGACATGATTGAAAGCTGATAATTTCTGTCTTTTTTGAGATTTGGAATACTGCTTAAAGCTTTGCATTTTTCTCTCCTTTCACTGGCTCTGGACTATGCGACCATCTGTAAATAGGTAATAAAGGTCATGAGGAATGCAAAAGGCTTTAGCAAACTTGTAGTAGCTGTCAAAATGGAATTCATTGTCATCGCAATATTTTCGCAACAAATTAATGGCAAAGATATTAGCATCGGCTTCACCATGATTTACAGTTTGGTCATTTAAGTTGTAGTATTGCTGATCTTCATATAAAACGTGTCCGATTTCATGAGCCAATAAGAAAGGAATTTCAATAGGGTGATACCAGTTAGCATTCATTATTATTAACTTGCCAGGTTCGTTATAGCTAACAGAGGGGGCATAAACTGGTAGCCGGTTAGTGAATTCAACTCCAATGTGGTACTCAAACATTGCGTAATTCATAAGATACCGCAGTAGTCGATCGTAATTTTCACGATTTTCTAGCGTTAAACTTTCAATAGGTACATTCATAACGCTTACTACTCTTTGTTCAACAGTTCGGGATGACGTTTAAAGTAACTTTTAGCTAAATCTACATAAGTATCTTTCAAATCTTCTGGAATTTTTCCACCATAAGGCATCCCTAAATCAGCGAAGGTTGGATCTTGATTAATCTTGTGTTCCTTCTTTGCTGGCATGGAAGGATCGTCTGTTTTTCCTGTTAAATAATCAGTAGTAGTATGTAGCACGTCAGCTACGGCTTTTAAGTTATTAGTAGATGGGTTAGTTTTGTTCCAATGATAGATTGAACGGGTACCTAAACCAGCTTTGTCGTTAACTTCTATTAAAGATAAGCCATGCTTTTTAGCAAGCTCTTTAATTCTTTCAAACGTTTCAAACGGCGTCATAGTAGTATTCCTCAAAAAATTTTAAAAATAAATTCGCAAAATACGATTTTTGTGTTGCATTAATTCGCATAATGCGTATAATAGATATTGTCAACAAGTTAAGAAACAAGTTAGCTAAGCAAAACTAGAAGCAGATAGCTTAATTAGTGCTTATTAGCTATACATTTATATTCGCATTTGCACATTTAAATGTCAACAAGTTTCGCAACTTATTGTAAAAGAAGTGGAGGTGAACTATATGCCGATTGAAGAAGCACTGGAAGAAACAAAAAAGGAAGTCGAGAGAAAAATCAAGTTTGCGCTTCTTGATAGAGGAATGACACAAAAGCAATTGTCGGATTTAATCAACGAAAATAGACAGCAAGTTAACAGGGCTATTAAAGGTGATACTACTCCTAAATCAAAAGAAATTCGCAATAAGATCTATCAGCTTTTCAACATAAAGGGGATGAAGTAAATGGAACTGACCAAAAAAGAAAAGCAAGAAATTGCTGAAATGGTTGTAAATCTTTTAGACAAACAAAAGAAGCCAAAAATTAATCCAAGTTGGACATCACTCAGAAAAGATATTGAGCAGTATTGCAGAAATACCAAGGTCAATATTCGCTGGTATAGCTTGCAAACCAAAATCTATGACGCAATAAGAGCTGTGCTCAATATTAGTCGAGTAGATGACATGACTACTGAACAATCTGATGAAGCTAGAAGGGTATTCGAGTTCATTAAACAAGAGAGGGAGAAGTGGACATGATCGCAATGATAGAAAACATCAGCTTAGATGAACTTTATGACCTTCAAGAAAAATTATTCAAGTTGGAGATGCTGACCACTGACAAAGATGTATCAGACAAGATCTATGAAGTGCTTCACCTGGTTGATGAAGGAATTGAAAGGAAAAAGAAAAATGCAGGAACTAATTAGAATTACAGTCCAAAATGATCAACAACTTGTTTCAGCAAGAGACCTATATAAGGGACTTGAATTAAAAATTAGATTCAGTCTTTGGGTAAGCAAAAACTTTGACAGCTTTGAAGAGGGACAAGATTTCACCAGCGTATCCGCAGATACGGAGGTCTCAAACAACGGTGGTGTTCAGGTTAGAAAACTTCAAGACTACTTGCTAACAATTGACATGGCAAAAGAGCTTTGCATGATGTCGAAAACTGAAAAAGGCAAAGAAGTTCGTAAATATTTCATCGAAGTTGAGCGCAAGTGGAATGATCCACAAGAAATTGTCAAACGTGGCTATGCGATTCTTCAAAACGAAAACACTCAATTAAAGCTCGAAAACAAGAATTTAACGATTCAACTTGAAGAGAGCAATAAGAAGGCTGATTACCTTGATGTGATTTTAGGAACACCTGATGCGCTAGCAATTTCACAGATAGCTGCGGATTACGGCTACAGTGCTGTGAACTTCAACAAACTACTTCATAAGGTTGGCATTCAACATAAGGTCAACGGTCAATGGATCTTATATAGAGCCTACATGGGTAAGAACTATGTAACTACTAAGCCATTTATCTATAAGGATCACAAAGGCAACAACAGAACTAGTCTTTCAACTTATTGGACGCAAGCAGGTAGAAAACTTATCTACGACGTTCTAAAAGATAACGACATTTTGCCACTGATTGAACGTGACGACATTGCATAGGAGGTGATTGAAATGAATTGCTACAAAAACATACGTGAAGAACTTGAAGCACTCAATGAACTTAATAATTCAAAAACAGAGTTTGGAATGGTTAAAGAGTTCGATGGCAACGGTGGTGTTACACGTCCAGCAACTATCAAAGATCTTCAAGATCTCAACAGTGAAATTATCGCAAGCATCTGTGATCAACTTGGAATGAGTGACATCTATCTAGGAGGTAATAAAAAATGACAATTCTAGCAGCTATGTCCACTAAAGAATTGTGGTCGAAGTTATGCGACTTGCTTATTCAAAGAATGGCACTCGATATCACTAAGGAAGAATGGGAAAAGTTAACAGAGCAAACCAACAAGATCGATGCTGAATTGAAGCGTCGTGGTGAATTACTTAGTTAGGGGTGTAAATCATGGATTTACTGACAAGCAAGAAATGATGGCAAAGCTGAAAATCAGCCGGTCGACATTGATGAGACGTACAAGAGATTGTGAACATAGTCCCTACAAAAAAGCAGTTATTCATGACGGAGCACGAAGATTGTATTACCGCCTAGAATTGTGGGACAAGTTCATGGAATACAGAACTGATAAGTATTACGAAGAAATTTACGGAATCGAATCAATTCGAGACAGGAGCGTGATCTAAATGGAAAAGTTTAGTCCAGAGCAACGTGAAGAAGTCAGAAAGATTGTTAGAGAAGAAATAAAAAAAGCCAACATGCAAAGCATATCAGCTTCAAAAGTTGCCGAGATTACTAAAAAAGAAATTGAAAAGATGGGAGCCGAATTTGGCTCTGATACCACGATCTATTAAGAAGGTCAGCAATGAAAAATTTATATTTTATTTTGATTTTAACAATAAGTGCTATTGCTATAGTGCTTGATCGAAAAGTGATCAAAAAGCAAACAGGTTTTGCATTAAGCTGGCCATATTATTTGTACGTTTTGTTAATTGATCTTACTGTATGCGTTCTTTTTTACATCATTTAAAAGATTAACAGATTCATTATTAATGTGTTTGGTGATCGAAAACCAGGCGCTTTTATCATCAATTTGCGAAAGCTTTAACCAGTCTTGCATTAGTTTTTGATAATCGGGTGAAAGATATGGTAGCAACTTAGAACCGCTTTTTACAAATTGATTTCTGGCGTTGGCTTTTAATTGCCAGCCACCCGTTTGCTCATATGTATTAAGAACGTTAGCAGCTGCAACGAAATTTGTAACTAAATCATTCAAAGTGGAAATTTTATCTTGTGAATTTTGAAAATGTTTAGTTTTAATTTCTAATTCTCTCCACTTATTACTATGCACATTGTTAACGATAGTTACTATGACGGGAGAAATTATAGCAGCAATAGCAATCACGGCAGTTATAGTATCGGCATCAAATTTTATATTAAATCACCTCCTTATTGAAGGCTGATTTAATTGTAGCAGATTGAAGGTGATAAACGATGCAGCTTCTAGACGAAGAAAATTTAACTAAGTTTGTGAGATCCATTGTGATCTCGATGAAACCAGAACTTAAATCAAATCTAGATAAAAAAGACGTGAAAAAGATAATCGAGCTGTCCTCACGTGAGTGGCTCAATGTTGGTGAGTCAGCAAAGTACCTTGGAGTTAGCGATACAACTTTCAGAAGCTGGCGTAAAAAGTACAAAATTCCGTCTCGGACAATTGAAGGGATCACACGATGGAAAAAGTCGGATTTAGATAAATTTTGGAAAACTCGTGGAGTGAAAGGTTACTTATAGAAAAATGACTAAAAAGGAAATTGAAAGAAAGTATGGAAAAACAAAGCTGGATCACGCACTGAGTTACTTCTGCATGGCATTCGAGAAGATCCTTGAGTTTCTATCAATCATCTTCGTACCACTTCTAGTGGTTCAGCAGACCGTACTGTATGGCGAGAACCATCCAGACGTAGTTTTGCCAGCATTATCAATCGTAACGGCTTTAGTAATTGTAATTGGTGCATTAGTCATTAAGCACAACAAGAAATAGGAGGAAACATGAAATTATGGAACAGATTTTTAAATACTTTGTATCTCGTAGACAAGCCCATTTCCTTAGCGCTGTCCAACAAAATTGCCTTGCTAATAGCAATTGTTTGCATGTTGCTAGCGGGAGCTTTTCTGAACTTCCAGCCTACATCAAGAGTTTTTTAGGCATAAAAAAAGCCCTTTAGCTTTGCAGAGCTAAAGGGACAAAGAAAAATATCTTTAAACCAAAAAGTAACTAAGGAGATTATACCACAATGCTTTACTCACAAGAACAAATTAATCGCAAGAAGGAATTAGAAGAGCTTGAAATACAAGCAGAAAATGACCCTGACACATTAGTTGTTCAGTTGCCTGAAGGCCGTGAGGCTTTAATTGGCAAATCTGCTGACGACTTCGTAAACGGCTATAAATCTGCAGCTCAATTTCTTAAAGGACGTTTAAATCATTACAACGGAGATTTAAACAAGTTAGCAGATGAAATGGACTACAACGATGTTTCACCTAACCATTTTGATTTTATTTTAGATCTTAGCAACTACGGTGATGATCTTTTGAAGTTTATCGAAGATTCTTATAATTGCCAAAAATTAACCAGTTATTTAGGTATGGAGGAGTACTAATCATGAACGAAAATCAATTAATTAAATTAGATGAAAAGGCTGTAGCATTCCCAGTCAACTTTGCACCTGCACAAATTGACTTCAGTGGATATAACCAAATGAAAGATCAAATTGATCAGTTACATGAAAGTCTTGAAAACTATGATGTAACGCAAGACAACCTAAAAGACGCTAAGTCTACCCGCGCAAAGCTAAATAAGCTTACAAAAGCAATTAAGGCACGCAAAGTTGAAATTAAAAAGAAAGCTGAAGCGCCAGTTAAAGATTTTAACGATAAAGTGGAATCGTTAGTGGCTAAAATTGACGATTCAAGCGCAAAAATTAGTGCTGGTATCAAAGTATATGAAGATAAGGCAAAAGCCGAAAGACACGAAAATAATTTAGAGCACACTAAGACGATGTGTGAATTTGCTGAAATTGATCCTACAAAAATTAAATATCAATCAAGCTGGGACAACAAATCCTACAGCAAAACTAAGTTTGAAACTGAAGTCGATCAACAAATTGCTTTGATTCAGCAAGAACAAGCTCAACTTGCTGACAACATCAAGATCATCAGTGAAAAAGCTGAAAGCTTAGGTTTGCCCGCTGATCACTGGATCAAAGCACTAGATAATAATCCTTTGTCATTCGTACTTAATGCAATGTCCGAATACAAGGAAGACCTAGATGCCGTCTCTGAAGCTCAAAAGAAAACCAAGTTGAATGAACTTAACAACCTTAAAAAGCAAGGAGATAAGTACGTTGATCCTGAAACTGGTGAGATCAAAGAAAAGGTGATCTCACTTAAGTTGGAAGTCAAGGGTACTCCATGGCAAATGAAGCAGCTACAAAGTTTCCTAAAGGACAACGGTATTGAATATCAAGGATTGGAGGGCTAATCATGCAATTATTAGAAAGCCCAGCCGACTGGATTGGACAAATTTGCTTCAAAGCTATCTCAGGATTGAAGCCAGAAGATGCATTGAAGGCAAAACTGGCTTTGATGAGTGCATTTGTTAATGTTCAAAGAAAGCTGCAACAGCCAAGTAAAGATAAACAAGGTTATGGCTATAAATATGCTGACTTGAACGGAGTTATCAAAGCTATCCAAGAAGCAAGTTCAGATGAGGACATCGCTTATATTCAGCAACCAGTAACCGATGGTGGCAAGACCGGTATTCATAACTACTTGCTTAATAGTAAAGGTGCGATCTTCGACTTCGGTTCTTATATGTTGGACATCGGCAGTCCTAATCCTCAGGAATACGGTAAGGCACTTACTTACGCTCGTAGATATTCAATCAGCGCTATCTACGGCATCGCTTCTGAAGACGACACTGATGCTAAGGAGTTTAACTCTAAGCCTGACTACATGACTCCTAAGGAGCTTAAAGGCATGACAATTAATTATGATGGCAAGCGTAAAGACTTAACTGAAGTGTTTGCAATGGCTATGGCTGGTGATGAGTTAGCAAAGCAAGTAATCAAAGACAAAGGCAATTCAGTTAATGCGAAGATTGCTATTAAGAGTATCAGCGCTATTTATGAGTTCTCTAAGGGCTTACTTAAGGATCGTGATAAAGAAAAGTCAAAACAAGATGCCGAAGATCAAAAAATCAAAGAAATTGTTGATGGCAAGAAAGATTCAACTAAGAAGAAAGATCCATTTGCAAAGCTAGGTGAGTAAAATGAATCAACCAAGTTATTACTCAATAATGCCAGCATATGTTAGATATGATAAAGATCTTAAACCTAATGAAAAGCTTCTTTATAGTGAAATAACTGCCTTATCTAACAAGTTTGGTTATTGCACGGCTTCAAACAATTACTTTGCTCCACTCTATGATGTCAGTAAAGAAACGGTATCACGTTGGATAAGTCATCTTAAAAAGAAAGGCTATATTCAAGTAGAAATAATTAGAGCTGCAGATAAAACAGTCCAGCAACGTAGGATATACGTTTCTGTGGAAGGGGAGGTATTGACAAAAAGATCAATAGGGTATTGTCAAAAAGATCAAGACCCTATTGACGAAAATGTCAAAGAGAATATTACAAGAGATAATACTACAAGTAATAATATTAATTCTTCTTCTAATAAATCGAAACCCTCCCCTCAGAATGAAACTGTGGATAACTCTAAAGACAAATCAGAAGAAGAAGAAACAAAAATAAATTCAAGAATGAATAAATTATGGTTCACTATCAGAAATTACAATAAGACATTCAATCAGCATCTTAGACCTACACTAAGACAACTTAAACAAATCAGATTAAAAGTTTCTATGTTATCTGATGATGACTTTGAAAGTCTTAGCAAAGTATATGATCAGCGTGTTTCAGCATACTTGGTGAATAACCCAATAGGCTACTTGATAACAATGCTGAATGATGAAATCAAGATTGAGAGGCATTACAAGAAATGAATAGACTTAGAAAATTAATCACGTCAGCCGACCAGCTAGTTGACGGAAAAAAGTACTGGTTGCAATCCGAATTTTCTCTTACGAGGTACGAATGCAGATTTTGGGAAGTTGACGAGCATACAGCATGGTTCACTACCTATGCGCCGCATGCTAGGTTTATCGGCTTAACCGAGTTGCTTAGAAACAACGGAGATATTCCGTTTTAGGAGCTAAAAGATGAAAAATTCAAAGTATTGGCATGATGAGCCAGTTTTCCAAAATAGGACACCAGAATATTTCTATGGCTATAAATGCCCTTATTGTGGTGCTAAGTTAAAGCCAATTGATGAAATTACGCTCCTTTGTAACACATGCAATAGGTTTTGGTTTTTCCACCATTTGCAAGAAAAGGGAACAGAAGACTGGTAAAAGTAAAAGGAGTTAAAGAAATGACAGATAAAGAAAAAAGTAATGATTGAGGGGTGAAGATTATGAAAGTTAAATTACTCTGGTCTCATTTTTTGCCTGATTTGGATAAAAAGATTAATGAGTTTATTCAAGGTAAAAAAATCATCGATATTAAATTTACGGAGGTGGTTTCGGACGACTACGGTAAGGGCGATTGGTCCGCACTAGTGATGTATGAAGAAAAAAGAAACAGACACTTTAAACAAAAGGAATTTAATATTTCTGATGGCGAGGACCCCAACGAATTCATAAAAGTTCATGATGTTGTTAATGCAGTAACCCTTAAAGATGAGAATAACGAGCTAGTAACAGTAGTAATTTATGAGGATGAAGAAAATAGCAGATAAAGCAGACAAATGACCGGCTTGTAGAAAGAAATCATGATCTTACTAGAACTTTGAAGATCATGATGGAAATTAAAAGCGATAAGTAGCATATGAACAGTTACAGGAAGAGCTTTACAAGAGGAGCATAAAAATGAAAATAACTGATAGACAAATGGTAATTGACTATTTAACTTCTGCTGCACTTGTATCTAGTATGAAAGAAATAGAAATAGATAATCAAAAACTAACTAGACAAGATCAATAAGCGGTTGCAATTGACTTGATTAATAGAGCTTTAGTTCTTTTAGATGAAAATGGTTTGATACCTTTTCTTGAAAATATTGATGCTAAGAAAAACAGAACTGATTTCTTAATGAATCTTGCTATGAGGTCTTTTAATTTTGTTAACAATAATGAAGAATTTATTAGCCCTGATGAAGAAGAACATGAAAGTCACGATTTATGATGGCGACTGGCGGGGATGCACTTGTTGACTATGTGAAAGCACATCATGCTCTTGTGCCTGTCGACTTTGATCACAAGTATTCGAACATGAGTGATTACTTGAAGCAAAATATGGAGGATTACTAATGCAAGCAGATAAAAGAAAACGACAGATCCAAATGAGATCAAATGACATTATGAAGTACACAGCAGTGATTAACTCACTGCTCACCGTCGGTGCACAGAAAAGTAATCCACGGTATTGCGAGATCAGTTGACGATGCGCTAAAGATTGTAAACGAAGGATTAATCGGTTATGGCTATCCAGATACCGATAAAAAGGAGTGGTATTAATGGAGATGGCTGCAATTATACTTAAAATTCTTTTGATCATCTTATTTATGGGCTTACTGGTGATGACTTTTCTTATGTTTGGTGCAGTTGCCTGTGACTTATTTAAAATTATTAGAAATCGAAAATATGGACGTAAACGGAAGGAAGAAAAATGATATCAATTTGGTTCTTTTACACAATTTTGCCATTAGTGATGATGCTTATTGTTTTAGCCACAGCATCAAATAAAATTTGGGCATTTATTTCAATTTTGCCGATCTGGATTATAGCAGCGGTTATTACTTACTTCTTGCTACCGTCGAGAAATCTGCTGAGTATTCTCTGGGGTAATACGTTTTATGGGATATTTTATTTAACGTTAGCTTCTCAGGCTTATGACGATGATGACGATGCTAGTTCAAAGTTTTTAATGGTGGGCATCCCCGTCTTAGTGATTTTGTTCTTAGTTTGTATAGGCGGATCATTGCACTCACACATGTCTGTTAAGCCAACATGGGATTCTATATCTAAAGAATATTCAAAAAGCACAGAAGCGCCAACATTCAAGCGCAATGAAACTCCAATTGCATTAGCACCTAAAACAGTTATTAACCGTGTTAGAAAAGCATCGTCTGATATTCCAAACACGCAATATTATTCGATTTCTGATGAAATTCAATCACAGTACTACAAAGGCAAGCCAGTTTATGTGATTCCAATTGAATATAACGGATTTTTTCAAAGCAATAGAGCTGGTGAGATTCCTGGCTATTTCATCATTGATGCTACTAGACAAAATGCAACACCAAGATTTGTTAAGAAACCTTATTACTACGCAGTAAGTGGCTACTTCAACAAAGATGCGTCACGTCAAATCTACCGCCACAATCCTAGTTGGCTTAGTTTAGATACGCCACAACTTGAAATTGATGACAATGGTGATCCTTATTGGGTTCAAACAGTTTACAAGTCAGAACCAATGAGCCATAGGGTTAACTTCGGCAGATTACATGTGGCTGTCCTAAATGCAAGAACCGGTGTAACTAAGACTTATTCAGTGCACAACATGCCTAAGTTCATTGACGAAGGCATCACGACTGGCATTGCTGATAAGATCAACAACGATTTTGGTAAATATAAGTATGGTTTCTGGAACTGGAGCAAGACCGGCATCATGAAGCCGACCGGAAATGGCGTTGAAAATGGTGTAACTTCAGTCTTCAACAAAGATGGTTCGATTAGTTACTTCACTGACTTTACTACTGATAGAACCGGTGCTGATTCAGCATTAGGTTACAGCATGATCAATGCAAGAACTGGCAAGCTCACTTTCTACAGAACTAACAACATTATGGACAGCGATGGCGCTAAAAATAATGCTGATCAAGACTACAAAGCTCAAAAATGGCGTGCTAATATGCCAATTCTCTATAACGTAAATAATCGTCCAACTTGGGTAATGACTATCCTAGATTCAACTCATGCTATTCGTGGCTATTACTACTTAGATGCAAGCGATCAAAGCATTTATGGAACTGGTAGCAATCCAACAAGTGCTCTGGATTCATTTAGACAGGCTCTTGTTGATTCTGGCTCTTCGGCAGGTAACACACCAGGTGAAAAGAAGAAAAACTTCTCTGGCGTGATTAATCGAGCTGCAGTTGTTTCCAACAAGAACAAGGCAATGTTCATGCTGAAGGGCAAAAATATCATTTTCACTGTGAATACTAATGATTATGATTTTGCCAACTTAATTAGACCTGGTGACAAGGTTAAGTTCTCAGCAAATGTTGTTAAGGGCAAGTCAATTGGTAACGTCAATGAATTTGAAGATAAAAGTTTA